AGCTACCTTTACATAGACGCTTCTTGAGATATCTTCTCTTTTTGTATCTGTATCAGGGTTGTCCACGTCAGCGTCACCCTCTGCATCAGAGTCATACTCTTTACCTGTCTTGGTGTTTTTTAAAACCACCGTAGTGTCAACTTTTATTTGGGCTATTTTCTTGTCACCCTCATATAACCACCCCACTGATCCTTTTTCTTCAAATGCCATAGTTCCTCCTAGTCTCTTGTTATTTCTAAGTATGACAGAACGACATGTAAATCGTTAGCATTTTCTGCCTGTACTTTTACAACTTCACTTTCGTCACAAATTAAAGGTTGTGTTAATAGTTCGGTTGTTGTTTTTGCAGCTATGTCTTTTTGTTTAAACAAGCTAAATATTGTGCCACCTGAATTTACCAGAGTCACAGTGATCTCACACGCATTACTAGCATCATCATTAGATACTAAAAAAGATTTTACTATGGACACAGTTTCAGCAGGCACTGTGTATAGTGTTGTTAAGTCTGTTGTAGTTAAATCTACTTTTGAATTTTTATATTTATTTGCCATTTATCCTAAAAACCATGATTGTTGTTGTTGATCATCTTTTACACTTTGTTGATAAGTACTATTTAATTGATCAATTACATTAGACAAAGTTCTATTTATTTGTCTTTGTGTACTTGGATCATACTCATCTTTTGGTTCTGGTATTCTAACTACAATTTTTGACATTATCTAGCTCCATCTGGTTTTACATCTAAGGACAAAGTCCCGTATCTCCAAGACTCGTTTGCAGCTGTGTTTGCTATCTTAACATTTACATATCTCCCTCTAGCTCTTGTGTCTTTTTTAGTTGTGCTAGAAGTAACTGTAAAAGGACTGTTAGAAGAAGAGGCCTCTGTCTGTGCTGGAAATCTTTTTATTGAAAGAGTAACATCTGCATTACCGTCAAGGTTTTTAAAATCAGGTATAAACCTACTTACAGACACAAACTTATCTCCTTCGCCACCTTGTGCTGCAATATCATAATCATACGATTGTATGAAAGATGTAATTGTTGTAACTGTGCCATCTTCGTTTGTTTGATCTGTGCCCACTTCATGTTGAAAGTATTTAGTTTGTCCCAAACCACTTTTACCAAGTATTGTTGGAAAGCTACCCGTGCCAGTTGTATCAAATTTTGTTGCGTATGGTTTTTCATAAATTTTACCATCTATCCAAGATGTTCTAGATTCTGTTGATAAAGCCCACACACCACCAGGAACTTGTGCTGACTCTGCGTAATTATAAGAAACTGCTTTATTATTAAAATCATTGTTTGCCGGATACCACCAAGTTATCTCTGTAAACAAACTGTTAAGACCTGCTGCAACTTGTTGTCCTTTTGTTGTGTCAAAATTATCAAACACTTCATCCTCCACAGCACACGGCAATGTTTTTACTGTACCATCGTAATACAAGAAACCTTTTGAACTCATCCAATATGCAATACCATCTACCTCAACGGCTGCATTCTTACCAACAAGTCCACAGTTTGTGCCAACTTGTTCAACTCCAAATACAAAAGGTTGTCCAACATTTCTAACTGTATACAAAGCATTGTCGGTCCATACTAATATGTTTTCTTTTGCTTGTATAGCTCCTACAATTTTAGTGCCGTCTTGTAATCTTAATGTGCCTGCTGTGTTTGTAGAAGTTGGTGTAAAGCTGTTTATGTTTTCTGCTTCTGAAAATCTTATAAACATATCATCCTGAGTAGATGTTGTGCCTATTGTTGTTTCTGTGCCTAAATGTATTAAGTGTCTAGTTGTCGGTGATATAATAGTAAGTCTTGATGCTGTAGGATTGTTGCTTGTTAAAAAGTTAGTTGTAGACTTTGATGCTCTTGTTGATGTTGGACTAGTTGCCCCAGCATTCCATGTAAATGTTTCACCATTTGCAATTGTTGCAACCAACACCTCACCAAAATTATTAAGTGACCAAAGACCTGGTTCTAGTGTTGCTTGGTCCGCAGGTAGTGCCACGCCCCAGCCACTAAAGTCAGAAGCGTTGGTAACTGTAGCGCCATTGGAATGAGCTGCAGCACTTGTGCCGTTTGTGCCTCTTGTCAATCCCGTTAGGTCGTTACTAGACTTGCCAGAGTATGTTATTAGCTCAGTGCCAATTTGTATCGTGCCTGAACTTGGAAAAGCAGCTGCACTTGTAAGAGTTAAAGTTGTATCACTATTTGTAAATGTGCCGCCTTCATTTATTGTTGATGTAACAGCTCCAATCACATTACCACCCCACGGGCCAACGCCCCATCCATATCCGTATGTTTGTTTTTGTGGTCCAATCTTTGTATAAAATTCTACAGTTGTTGATCCACCTGTTGATACTGTTGCACTTGCAGCAGCGCTTGATGTAATTGTAAAAGTTTTAGGACTAGGAACTGTGTTAACCATAAATTTTGCATCCTCAAAGTTTGATGCACTAAGCCCCGTTCCACTAGGCAATGTCACTGAGTCAAGTAAAATTATATCACCAACTTCTAAAGCGTGAGCTGATCCTGTTGTTACAGTAACAGCAGTTGATTCATCTGTTGTTGCAAGTGTGCAACTAGTTTGTTGTCTTGCTGCATCAAAGGGAGTTATGTCAAACAGCTGACCTTCAAAGTATAACAATAAAAATTTATCAGACCCTAAAGCAATATATCTGTTACCTTTAATATCTAAGAAAGAATGTTGGCTTCTAACAACGCCAACAATGCTGTCGTTTACAAGAGATGACCACCCACCTACTTTTTCAGGTAACCCATATCTAAATCGAATGTTGTTACCATCTATCCAACGGTTTTCTGCACCTTTGGTTGTGTTTTGTTTATCTATTCCTGGTTGTATAATAAAATTAATAAGAGCCATGTAAACCTCTTACGTTCCAGCAAAGTGCTTCTTGACCCAACCTTTTGTTGAATTTGCATATACAAGTGTAAAGCTCTGTCCGTTTGTGTTAACAGTTAGATCACTAGCAACACCTTGGATAGGCTGACTGTTTCTACCAATTGTTAAATTGTTAGAGTTAAAACTTAGTTTACCATCTATAAAATGCACTTCATTACCTACAGCAGGACTTGCCGGTAGTGTAACGGTTACCGCTGCAGCACTAGTATCAACAATAACTTGATCATGGTTTACAGCTGTATAGGCATTAGTTGTAGTTACAAATCCACGTTCCGTGATGCCTGTTATAACATTCGTACCATCTACAATCACGAGCATTGTAGATCCAACAGGCATGGTTACACCTGTGCCTGAACTTGTCTTAACTGTTATAGTATAGTGACTTGAACTTCTTGTTGTGCCATCAATTACAAGATAGGTCTTTTCACACGAGTCTGGAAAGATTAAACTTCTGTTTGCTGATAATGTGCCAGTAAGCTTTATAACTTTGTTACGACCATCAGATGCTGAACCATCACTAATAGCTGGTGTTTGGTTGCCTGATGCTAAACTCAACTCAACATAACCACCTACAGCTTGTTCTATAATATCTAGGTTAGTATTAGTTACTGTGCCCCATAAACCGGCTTTTTCACCGGTGGTCATTTTTTCAAATTTTAATGATGTAGAGAATGATGATGCCATAATTACTTATATCCTATGCTGCTACTTCTGTCCATGTTTGGCTAGCGTTCAAGTTTATATCATTCCATGTAATAACACCAGCGCTAGTTGTTGTTATTGTTAGTGAACTACCTGTAGGCACAACCACACAATCTGCTGTGATAGTGACCGTTCCAGTGGCCACGGTGCCCATTTCACTGCCAGTAACAGCTACATCTGCGTTTGCTTTAGCAACCACAGTGCCAACAGATACAGTAGCAGAATTACCTGTGACTGCAAAGTTTGCAGCTCCGCTTAATGTTACATCACCGATTGACGCTGTTACGTCGCTACCATCTACAGTTACAACCGCTCCAGCTGTTACTGTTACAGAGCCTGTAGCACCTGTAACCGCG